ACCGGGTGGCCGCGGTTTTTTTTAGGGCTACGTGGACGAACGACAGCCAAGGAATTTGAAAAAACGAAACTTAGACGCGCCTTGGGGACCACGGTGAAAAATCAACCAATAGGGGCGCAGCCTTTGTCTTTAGTTTGAATTAGGGTTTCTTTAAGACTTGCCTACTAAGCTACGGCTTTTAAGTCAAAAATGTTCGACCCTCTACTGAACCCTTTTCCTCGTTCGTATCATGGATTTCGTATTATGCTTGCTGTAAAATATTTACAGATCTGTCAGGAAAAATACTCCAACGGTACTAAGGGACATACGTATTTACAGGAATTGATACGTATTCTACGACGCAGCGATTTCAATGAAGCGTCCGATCAATATACCGATTTCATCACCGTCTTTGGTGAGCAAAGTCCGACGGAGGCTGAACTTCGACAGCCCAGCTTCTGCGAGGCCCATTTCTCCCTATGTCCGAAGTGCTCGGGCCCAATGGCAAAACAGGCCCATGTTCAGGAAGCCCAGGATATACCGAATGTATCGTTCGTCGGACGTTCCCCGGGGCTGTGAAGGCCCGTGTAAGATCCAGTCATTTGATCAGCGTGATTCCGTTGTTCATACGGGTAATGTTAGGTGTCTTAGTGATGTCACCCGTGGAAGTGGTCTTACACATCGTACTGGGAAACGTTTATGTATTAAATCTATTTACATAATAGGTAAGATCTGGATGGACGAGAATGTGAAGAAGTCCAATCATACTAACACGTGTATGTTTTGGTTAGTTAGGGATAGGCGTCCTTATGGAACTAGTCCTCAGGATTTTGGTCAGGTTTTTAACATGTTTGACAACGAGCCCAGTACTGCTACTGTGAAAAATGATATGCGTGATCGGTACCAGGTGTTGAGGAAATTCAAGGTGACCGTTACTGGAGGACCTTACGCTTGTAAAGAGTCTGCAATTGTTAATAAGTTTTTGAATCTGTACCATCATGTTACCTATAACCATCAGGAGGCAGCGAAGTACGAGAACCATACGGAGAATGCTTTGTTGTTGTATATGGCATGTACTCATGCTTCAAATCCTGTGTATGCAAGTCTGAAAATACGAATGTACTTCTATGACAGTGTAACGAATTGAAATTAATAAAGATTGAATTTTATATCATAATTTGTGTCTACATGTACAGTTTGTTCCAATACATTCCATAATACATGATTGATAGCCCTAATTACAATGTTAATTGTGACTATTCCTGCTTGGTTGATGTACTTCATGATCTGTGTCTTGAACACTCTCAAGAAATGCAATGTCTGAGGCTGTAAACCAGTCCAGATCTTCAAGTTGATAAAACACTTGTGAAGACCTAGAGCTTTCCGCAGGTTGTGGTTGAATCTGATTTGCAGGTGTATCACGTCTTTGTTCATTGTGAACGGTCGTTTGTGGTGTTCCAGTATGGTGAAGTACAGAGGGTTGTGGAGGTTCCAGATATACTCTCCATTCATTGCCTGAATTGCAGTAATGGGTTCCCCTGTGCGTGAATCCATGGTTCCTGCAATTGAGATGAATCAGGTAGGCGCAGCCGCAGGGAAGGTCAATCTTCTTCCGGCGTATTGACCTCCGTTTCTTCTCTCTGTGTTGGGCTTTGATGTTCGGTGGAGAAGAGTGGTTCGGTGATGGTGTGGAACAACGCATTTTTTATAGCCCAGTATTTTAGTGCGTTGTTTTTTTCCTCGTCAAGGAACTCTTTATAGGACGACGTTGGGCCCGGATTGCACAGGAAGATTGTTGGGATCCCGCCTTTAATTTGAATTGGTTTCCCGTACTTCGTGTTGCTTTGCCAGTCTCGTTGGGCCCCCATGAATTCCTTGAAATGTTTCAAATAATGAGGGTCAACATCGTCAATGATATTAAACCAGGCATCATTTGAATATATTTTAGGGCTTAGATCCAGATGTCCACATAAATAGTTATGAGGACCTAAGGAACGTGCCCATAATGTTTTTCCAGTACGTGAATCACCTTCTAATACTAAACTTAAGGGCCTTATTGGCCGCGCAGCGGCAGCACATACGTTTTCAGAAGCCCATTCTTCCAGTGTATCTGGAACGTTATTAAACGAAGAAGATAAAAACGGACTAATATATTGCTCCATAGGAGGAGCGAAAATCCTATCTAAATTAGCATTTAAATTATGAAATTGTAAAACAAAATCTTTAGGAGCCTTCTCCTTTAATATATCGAGGGCCTGTGACTTAGACCCTGAATTGAGTGCCTCGGCATATGCGTCGTTGGCATTCTGGCAACCTCCTCTAGCAGATCGTCCATCGATCTGGAAAACTCCATGATCAAGCACGTCTCCGTCTTTTTCCATGTAGGATTTAACATCGGAGCTAGACTTAGCTCCCTGGATGTTAGGATGGAATTGGGTTGAGCGATTAGGTGAGTTGAGGTCGAAGAAACGGTTGTTTCTGCACTTGAATTTTCCTTCGAATTGGATGAGCACGTGTAGATGAGGTTCCCCATTTTCATGTAATTCTCTGCAAATTCTGATGAATAATTTATTTGTTGGGGTATCTAGGGCTAGCAATTGTGAAAGTGCCTCTTCTTTGGTAAGTGAGCAGCGTGGATAAGTAAGGAAGAAGTTTCTGGCATTTACAAGAAAGGCCCCTGATCTTGGCATGTTTGGCAGAAATGTATCGGGGACACTCAAACTTGCTCTGCAATTGGGGACATCGGGGACGCATTTATACCTAGTCCCCAATACCGGCTCTGTCGGTCAAAAGCGGCCACCCGTATAATATT